CATTTGAAGACGATTATTACGGTTTCGAAGTTCAGCATCGCTCATACTTGAAACGCTCTTTTTACTATGAGCTTTCTTATAATCTTCATGAATCGGTTCAGAAGGTTTCTTCTTCCTTTTTATTCTGATTTTATGACCGAGCTGAGATGGCGATCGTCTTACACCCCACTTCATACCGAGGACACCGTGATGATAAAGCTCATTATTATCCATTTTGATTTTCCTCCTCGAATATTAAATTATTTATATTATGTCGAGAATCTTAATTAATATTTATTAATTTTAATTGATTCTAATCAGAGTCACCTTAGCCGTCTATTAACTCACTAACCTTGAGTTTTTCTAATTTTTTGACATAACTCTTGGCCTCTTTCATAACGTCTTTGGTTATAACAGTAGAAGAAGTGACTTCCAATTTATCCGGGTTTATTATGATAAGAGCTGTGTTGGATGTTCCTGACAATCTATCATGAACATCGGGTATTGCGTCGTATCCTTTGTTTCTAAAATGATCATAAATGATTTTCGATTCACTGGCGTAGTTTTCGTTTCCGAGAAAAGAACTCACCGCATACGCTAATTTCTGACCGGACTTTCCAGAAGGATCTAATAACGCTTTTTTCAAATCTGACGACGATAAATTTTTATTGAAGTCGCCGGTAAATGCCGAAGAATATACGGACTCATTAAATGTGTCGAAAAGCTTTGAATTTGACATTAGTAAGTTTGCAGTCTCTTTTGCTACTTCTTTATCAGAAGGCATTTTTAAGTTTTTCTTAACCGATATATGCTGTACTGCTTCGCCACCCGTTCCTAAAAGTTTTGAAACAAGAGACGGACCGAGGTTCTTTACATACCTGGCAGCATCTTCTTTACCATAACTAACATATAATGCACCAGACTTATTAACGTCCATCGTTCGTTTTCCTACTCTATTAAACATAAACCCTTTTGGTATGGTTTTAGATCCATCAGGATTAATTTTAATACTTTTAGAAGATTCTTCAGCATATCTGTTTTTTCCAGCAGTTGTCAAACTTCCATCTTTGTTTTGATAACGTCTTACACCCCACTTCATACCGAGGACGCCATAATGATAGAGTTCATTATTATCCATTTTTATTTTCCTCCTCGAATATTAAAGTGTTCATATTATGCCGAGCATCTGAAGAATCTTTATAGCCGCGACATAAAACATTGCGCCGTAGAGACCAAGCTGGTTCATAAGATTAAAAAGTATTGCTGTAATCATTTGTTGCACCTCCTTTTAATCAGATTCGCCAGGGTCGACTGACACGTTCAACCTCCACTCAAGTTCGCTAATCATTCGATTCATAGATTCCATAACGGCAGAACTGAGAGGCGGATCAAACAAAAGTTTTACCTTCAAATATACATAAGACTTTACAGCTTCGAGATTTGAACCGGTTGAGATAAAGTCGTCCCAAGTATCCGATTTGCCCTCTATACTGAAGCCTTCAGAAGGACCAACACCAAGTTGTGTTAGGATCATAAACACTGAATTAATGTGCATGATCAAATCAGCATCGAAATGCTCATAATCTTCTGTAATTCCGAGCATCTTTTTAACTGATGTCAATATGCTATCCAAATTAATACCTCCTTTAATGTCGCCAAGGACAAGTGTCGTTCTTGCTTCGTTCAACAGGAGATGCGACTAACAGAGTTTCATCTCCGTAGTGAATAGCATTGTGTGTGTTCATTGTAGTAGTTATTACGTTGTTCGGATCGAATACCATTGGATTACGATCAAGTACGTCTTCAACTGTAATCGGATTGATGTGATGGACTATGATCTTTGGTCTGTAAAGTTTTCCATCTTTATCTCTAACACCGAGTATTTCGTGATCCTCGCATGCTAAATCGCATCCATTATCTCGAACTATTATTTGGTCCCTAAATCTTCTCCACTCTCTGGAGTTGTAAAGGACTTGGTTAAGATATCTATCATATCCGAATGTTTCTTTTCCAACGGCTCCTTTGAGCTGAAGATAATCAAATCGCTCTTCAAAAGTTGGAATGGTTATTAATTCCAAATATGATCTATTACTCATTAGAATCACCGTTTCCGCTATACTTTCTCATGGCTGCAATAGCGTCTGAGTACAATTCCTCGACTCTCTTAGCAGACTGAAGAGCTTCTGTCCTAGCTCGAAGTAGTTTGTTTTCCTCTTCCAGTTTTTCTTTTTCAAGCCGCTCCTTTGTAGAACCAAGCTTTAAAAAATGAGTTATAACCTGAGAAGAGGCGGTTCCTTCTAGTAACTGTTTTTCAGCAAGATCGACGGCTAGAGCTATCATCTGATTTTCTCTCGATTCTGGTGTCAGACCAGGTCTTAACTTTTTAGTTGGTTCTGACTTCTTAACTTTCGCCACCTATCCCGCCTCCTCTCCATTTTGATTTTTATTAACTTTAGGTCGTCTCTTCAAAGTAGATTCCAACAAGCTGTGACGGTACATAGTGAAGTATAGTACCTTGGCCGTTGCTGTCGTCGCGTATGCACTTGTATATCTTGCCGCCGTCGAGATAGTACTTGTCTTTATAGTACCTCATGCCAGCCGCAGCTGTAATAGGATTGTCAATCGTGCCGTCTTCGCCGACCGTGATAGGCTCCCAGTGCGCGGCGGTGTTTTCCGGCAACCATGTCGGATTTGCCGATATAGCGTTATAGCACTTATACAGCCCGTTCGGTCTTCGTACTATACTTCCGACAGAATAATCGACATACCCGCTCCAGAGCGGATAAAGCTCTGCATACTCTAAAGCTTCTGCGTCCGTTGTGACCTTCGTCAGCACGCTGTCTATCTTGTTTCGAAAAGATTTTGCTTCTGCTCTCGTCATGCATCGACACCTCCTGTGATTATGGAGAGTGCTTCGGTATCAGATATTTCCTCGTCAGGTTTGTCAATTTCCGTCCAGTTGCTTGTGCTGTCATTAATACCGAGGTAAACAGTTACAGCGATGACGTCACCTTTTTTAAGTACCTTACCGTCATCTGCCGTGAGTATGTTACCGTTAATTATCATGCCGTCGCCACCGTCCATCCTTTATTTGTTGCCACCGCAAGCGTGGCTTCTGGAATCCCTACTGCTGCGGCGGGCGTTTTCGCGAGTTTTATAGTTCTCGCAGTGCCTCCCGAAATGTCAGGTAAGGAATTAAACATTTCCGCAACCGCCGCAACGGAAAGGTTTGTTCTACTAAAGTTGATATTACCGGGGAACGCAGTCATGTTTTCCGTTCCGCTAAAAACAACTTTTCTGAGCGAACTCAAGCTTACGTTAATTCCGTTAGCCGTGAACTTCGATATATCAACAACTAACTCTTCAAGTAAATCAGAAGCGATTATCTTTTTAACCTTTGGACAGCCCGTCAAACGCCTAAGTTCTGGAGCAGTATTAAGATAGCCGTACCCTGATCCTGCGTTGCTGTTGGTAGGCGATACGCCCAACCCTTCAAGGCCATACGCCCTGTCGAGGGCAGGGTAGCCTTCCATCAAATACATGTATTTAATGCCGTAAAAATATGCGTCGGCTGCGTGAGAGTCGGCGGCGCTTACATTATATATCACATCTCTAACTATCGTCGGGCAATAATAGTCGTAGGTGTTGTTAAATCGAATGTTGCGATAAGGCGTTGTAAGAGTGATTCTGACAACTATTTGTTTTGTTCCGTTTGACAACGATTTTGCCCAATCGAACTCGTTAAAATCGTAATTAAGCGTAATAGCTTTATCATTATTCGCGCCCCCTCCCTCGACTGTCCTACTCGCTTTTGAAACAAAAGCACCGTTAACCACAATTCCCTCGTCCACGGTTGCAGAGTTAGCGCGAAACCTGAAACTTTCCTTGTTAGGATAATTCTCTTTCAGTTCGACAAGCAAATACATAGTATTCTGTTCGACCTTGTCATAATCCGGCAACCTTAGCCACTCAGCGGGGCGTGTGCCGCCATAAACCTCTCGGGGGTCAGACTCCGGCGCAGAAGAGCCTCCTGTTATAGCGTCAACCGCATCACCAAAGCCTTTAGCGGAGTCCCATGCTATCTGGTCAGTGCCGCCCGTTTTGTTGCGGATGCGGTTAGCCGTATAAGTCATGGCTGCGTCAAGCGCGGCAGAATCAACTACTTTGTCGTATGCCATCAGTAATTACCTCCCATCCATGTCGGCAGGGCTGCTAGAACATCATCGATTATTTCCTGCTTGTCTGATTTTGTCAAAATATCCGAGCTGTTATATTGGAGTTTGCCGTTTGAGTCGGAGAGCTTATCAAGCACCGACTTGTTAGTGTGGGCGTGTGAGTTAGAAACAAGCTCATTAAGAGCACTTTCAACATCTGTGACATTCGGAAGCGCATCGTTTGAGTAGTCAACAGCACCTGCCCAAATTTGAATCATTGCAAATGCCCAAGAACTTGTGTTCTCGGTTTTGTACACGGTTGAAAATATCACCGATTCCGATAAAAACGCGCCGAAATAATAAGAGTATCCTTGATCGCCTTGAATCATTGGCAGCTCTAAAATTGTACTGTCAATAGAAGCAATCAAAACAACCCTTTTTTCGGCTGCTACTGCCTCGTCAATCTGTTCAACTGTTGTATCGCAAGATGTAACTATAAGTTCGCTTCCATTGCTTTCAACAGTCATTTTGATTATGAAGTCACCAGCTCCGCTTCCTAAAGCCTCGCCGTTATAGGTAGGTTTGCCATCTGTTTCAGCAAACTTATCAAGAACCGCTTTGTTTGTGTGGGTGTGGGATTTTGGAACGAGATTGTCAAGCGCCGCCTTAACATTTATGACAGTTTGCTGTGTGGAGTCGTAGTAATCAATAGACTCCGAACTGATACCGCTCTCTACAAACTCCCATGTTTCATTTTCTCCATACTTATACACAGTCGACATCACATAGCCGCTAAATGTATAAGCCATAAAAATATAAGTTTCTCCATGAAAGGCTTGAACAAGAGGCATCTCCCAAAATCCGCCGCTTGTTGTATCTGTGGCTATCAAAACAACTCTTTTTTCGGCGGCAACTGCTGCGTCTATCTGCTCGACTGTTGCGTCACAAGATGCTACTGTATAATTACCATTGTCGTTGCTTTCAACCGTCATTTTGATTATTAAGTCACTACCTAAAGACTCACCATCATAAGTAGGCTTTCCGTCGGTTTCAGAAAACTTATCAAGAACCGACTTGTTGGCGTGGGTGTGGGAATCGAGAACGAGCTTGTCAAGCGCTTCACTGACTGTTGATATGCGCGGCATCGCAACGTTGGAGTATTCAACAATATCTGCTGTGATGGGCGCCAAAAAAAACTGCCAGTCATCGGTGCCAGACTCATGGTTCTTGGCTACATTTGCCGCAATCAAGAACGAGCCTAAAAATGCTCCGAAAGTGTATGACTCACTGTATTCCATCTGAGTCATTGGCATAACGTATTTATCGAATGCAATAGCTTTAATATTTTGGCCACTTGCAACTGCCGCATCAATCTGCTCCATTGTTTTATCGCAAGATGTGACCGTATAATTATCGCCGTTGACTTCGATTGTCATTTTGATTATGAAGTCGCCAGATCCGCTTCCTATCGAAATACGACCAGAGAGACTTAATCCATTAGAAATCCTACCGGAAAGACTTGCTTCATTAGGAAGATGACCTTTGACAGTTCCTGACTGTTCGATTTCTGAATTGCTCATTACCACGTTACCTCCTTAAGAATCTTGAAGGCCGTCGGAACGATAACTGTATAAACATCTCCGCCGGCAGTAGTGAGCTCCACATCATATACATACTTGCCATATGGAAGATCTCTTGTATCGCTCGGTCTTATATCAAACTGAGTAGATCCTTTGACTTCTTTCTTAACATATGGTGTTGGATCATTAACGGTTCTTTTAATTGTAAACCTTAATGTGTCAGTGGCGGAAACTATATAGTCTTCACCTGTTAAATCGTTCTGTATACTTACAGACAGCCTAGCAGTGTCTCCTCGTGTCAGCTCAATGCTGCCGTCGTCATTAACGTATAACACTTTTACTCACTTCCTAACTTGTTTTAAATATAAAAGAATCACTTCAAGACCACATTTAAAAGAGTTCATAAGGAGTTATAAGAAGATTGTATGTACTTTTTT